TATCGGTATCAAAAGTACCATTAGTAATCAGTTCATCTCCAAATTCACTAACCCAGCTTCCACTGTCTACTCTATAATAAAGCCTTGCATCCTGACCCGTACCACCTGTATACGTCACCTGAATATTATATATATTCTTAGAGCTGGCAGGATTGCCAAAATCAATATCAGGTGTAATTAATTCAAACCCAGTTTGCGATGTCTCACTTTGCACCACCTGTTTCATCACGGTATTATTGCCATCTTGAATACAGTATGTTATTTTTCCATTCCAATCGTTAATAAGGTTCGTTTTCTTCTTATCGCTATCCACAAAATCAGTCTGATATACCCAACTGCCCGTCACCATATCATAAATATACGCATCACCGCTGTTAGCTGTATTGTCATAACTCTTTACCACAGCCAACTGCTGAATATCTGGCTGATAAACAATCATGCTTTTATCCGATATAAAACTTGTCCACGTACTCTTTTTAATCGCCCGCTTCCCTCGCTTTTCCATCAAATCACGAACCTGTCGTCCGTCAAAAAAGAAACAGCCGTTCTCGTTTATCCAAGCCACACCCACATCCGTTTTGCACACCTGTGCCTTCGTCTTTACACCACGATAATGATATACACCTTCGTTAAACTCTACCTGCCCAGATATATTAATAATATAAAGCGTTCGCTCTTTAAACTGTAATAATCGGTCGCCATACTCTACCAATGCCGTTATGCTTTCACCGTCATTTACTGTTACTTCCAATGAATTTTCGAGTGGCAATACATCAAATTTATTGGGCGGACTTTTAATAATTCTATCCGCATATTTTTTCATGTTCCCATTTTCATCTTCAACCATCACATTGGCTACATAAGCACGACGATTCGCAACCACAGCCGTTTTGTACCGTGCCGTTAATGTATTTAAATCCTGACCATACCCCGCATAAGCCTCATAGGTGATATAGGGTATATCCTTACTCACTTCACCTTTTAAATTGAACAAATACCCTGTATTCGCCGTTGAGTAAGAACATTCAAATTTCTGTGGGTCGCCGTATCGCTGAATCGTTCCGCCAACCATGTCCAATATAGCGTGCAAGCGCCAATCGGTCTCACTTGTCTTCTTTACATATACATTAACACCCGTAATCCGCTGATTCCAACTGCTCGTAAAATTAAAACCCACATTCGTATAGGGCGATTTTGTCAAAGTAATATATTCCTTACCGCCAGATATGGTTAATGGTCGAACCAAACTTTCTTGATTCCCGTCATACACAAAAGATACACCAACATTCCAATCATCAGACCAATCATCGCTGGTGGTAGCTGAATCACCCATAACCACATTCACAGCATTCGGGCTACTATTATAGGCAGTATCCCCAATACCATTTCCACCTTCAATAAAGATATTATCAATCTTATATGTGCCACTTGAATCGTTAGACAACTGACGTAAACTTACACGCAGGTTATCACTGCTAATATCCACACCGCTATCAGGAAAGGAAAACGTATATTCATATTCTGTCTCGGTAAAGTTAGGAAAATTGTCTTGAGGGTCTACCTCTTGTGATAAATCCGCTGTGGCATACTGATATCCCGTACTCGCAAAACTTGTACTGTTTTGAATCCCAACACGAATAACACCCTCAATCATCCATGATGCTGTTGTTGAATAACCATCAACCTTTACCCGCACACGTACAGTCTTCACATAATCCTGACTACCTGTAAATCCCAAATTCGCCTTGCTGAATGTAGAATCCGTATCATTGGCGTGAACTGCATTTGTGTTCGATGTGTAACCCGTATCATTATTTGTACCGTCAATAGACACATCAGCCGTTTTATTACTACTAACAGAACTGGTAGACAAGGTAGTCCCAGACACAAGCGAACTGGCTACGGCAGGTATATCGATATCCGTTTTTTCATGCTTCCATCCTGCAATCGCATATTTATGAGCAGGTATATTGCTGAATAAGGTACGCTTTACATAACCATACCATCGGCTCAGGTTGTTCGTATCCCCAAAATTACTGTCACATATACGCAACCCACCATCTGCAACATAATACACAGGTCGATTGTCACTGCTCAAAGTCGCAAACTTAATCGGGATAGCGCCACCACTATCTTGTCCATTTATCCTGCTTCGTATTCGAACACCGCCACCGCTTGCCGAATCCGCAATCGCAATATAATCATCTCCCGTATCCGCTTCACTTCCGCTCGACGTACCCGATTCCCCACGCAAATAATCCGTAGAGAATAAGAAGATACCATCACCGCTCACTTGGTCAGAATCCGTATAAGTTGTCTCAACGCTACGAGAATAAGGTGTCGTCTTAACCTTCCCAATATGGTCAACAGCCACATTCTTAGCACTTACAACCTCATTAGCCTCAAGGTCTCTGGAGTTCGACTCTTCGTTGATACCGCCTTCAAATCGATTAATAATGTGGGTGCGTTTTGGCATCAGTTAGATATATACGCTTTTAACATATCATTATACTTTCCGTCCAACCGCTGATACTGTTCCTGATACCAATTATATTCAGCACCATATCGCTGAAGATTTGCATTGTACTTCGCCACATCCACATTGTAGACCTGAACCAGATTTGCGTATTCATTTAGCCATTTATTAAACTTATTCTCAATCTCGTTTTTAGACCATGTTTCTACTTCAGCGTTGATGGTTGCCCCAAAACTTTGAATCTGATTGGCATACTTCTGTAAGGCTTGATTCTCACCAGAATCACCCAAATCTGCATCTTTAATTTTCTTCTGCAAATCCGCCTGATATGCTACATTTTCTTTATTGAATTCATTTAATTCATTCTGAATATCCAACTGAAACTCTTGAAGCTTATTACCGTAATCTGTCACCCATTTTTGAAACTTATTCTCAATTTCATTCTTTACCCATGTCTCTATTTCAGAATTAATGGTTGCTCCGAAACTCTGAATCTCATTGGCATATTTTTGGAGCAAACGGTTCTCGTCTCCGTCACCCAATTCTGCATCTTTAATTTTCTTCTGGAGTTCAGCTTGGTAAACCACATTATCTTTATTAAATGAATTTAGTTCGTTTTGAATGTCCAACTGGTATCCCTGTAAAACATTGGCATACTCAGTTACCCACTTTTGAAACTTGTGCTGAATCTCATTATTCACAAATGTTTGTACTTCACTATTCACTGTCGTCTGATAGCTACCCAATTCAGATGCATATTTTTCCAAAGTAAGTTTGTTATCAGATAAATCCGCTTCCAACTGCTTAGCCTTATTTTGAATATCAACATTTGTGCCATTTTGCGCATTCACCTGCGCTTCAGATATATCAATATCTGCCTGCTTAATCTTCTTTTGGATATCTGCACGATATTCCTCAGTACCCTCATTAAAATCATTCAACCTGTCAGATATATCCGCCTGAAACTTTCCAAGCTCCACACGCATACGCTCAATTTGCACCCCTGCCAATTCAGGGTCTTCATTCGTTTCTAAAAAGGTCTCAAATTGGCTGGTATCTATACTTGAAACAGGAGAAACATAGCTCGGCGCTGTTCCCAACGCACTCACAGCCACATTGCCTCCAAAATCGGTTTTACTTGCATCGCTATAACTCAACGGCTTTAACGCAGGTGCGCTTGGAGCGTTAGACGGGCTAAGCGTTTGTAAGCTGGGAAACGATGGCACAACAAAGCTTGGCTTTGTATAGCTCGGCGCTGTACCCAAGCTTGCAACACTTTGACTGCTAAGCGATGGTGAAATTGGTGCTGTGCTAAGACTTAATGTGCTGATAGTCGGAAACACTGGTGCAACAAAACTCGGCTTTGTATAAGCAGGTGCTGTTCCGAGCGACGAAACACTCTGATTACTTAGCGAAGGCGCATTTGGTGCAACGCTAAGGCTTAGCGTGCTAATGCTGGGGAAACTCGGAGCAACGAAACTCGGCGCTAAACCCGATAAATTATCCTTCACCCGTGCCATCAAATACTGTAATCCACGTGAAGATGCCCCTAAAACAATCAAATGCTCTAACTCATCAGGGAATGTACTAATACTACTGGCAGTCGCCACCGTGATTGATGTCAGTTCAGGGTATTTAGCGCTCACCACTTTAAAAGCTTCATTGCTCGCCGATGGGGCGGGATATACATACACCTTTCCGCCTTTTAATAAAAAAACAGGTTCAACCGATGATGGGTAAAACAAAGAACTGCTATCCTGAATCTTTCGCTCATAATACATGGGAACTTCTTTGCACGACACAAACTCGTCATTCGTCCCATTCTCTCTAAAGACACCCAATACCTTACTATCTTCTGTCGCCAATCCATTCGAACTGGATTCGTTTGACTCTTCACTCACAGACCAAAGCTTGTCTTCGGGCATAGCGTTTATAATTTCTTTCGATACCGCATTAATGCTGTCTGCTAAAAATTGGTCGTCCCCTACCGACCCTATCATATCTTCGATTTGTACTTTAAAACTTGCCATTAGATAAAATCCTGTAATGGGAGAGGTAATATGTCGGGTTTTGCTTCACGGGCATTGTCTGTTTCAATGTATTCCATCTCAATCTGACGGCCCAATCCACGATGTCCAGATGATATCTGCATCTGACCGTCCAATGCTAAAAAATGAGCCAATGAATAATGTACGCAGGCAGGTATCAACTGAGCAGGTATATCCACATTGCTTGTTACAGCAGACTTAGCAGTCGGCTTAGCATAATAGAATATTTTAAGCGTTTTTCCCGCATCCGTATCCTTTGTAAAATAAATTTTGGTGTCCGACCCTTCCACTTTAATGAAATAACCAATTTCATCCACTTGGTTTTCGTCAAGGTCTTCGATATACCGCTTTTCGCTCACAAAAGGCACGTTGCTTTTGTCCAACTGTACCTTATAAACCTTGTTGCTGATATCTGCATTCGTAAACGTATACACGTTGGTCTTCGTGGTAGTAAAGCTTTCACTGCTCCGCTTCTTTACAGAGCGCAAACCCACTTCATTCACCTTTTCATCAAAGATAGTCGCCTTCAAAGATTCCATAACAGGAAAACTCAAATTCGCCTTCAGTAAACCCGCCTCTATTAATTCATATGCTTCTTGGTATCTCATAATATGTTTTTAAGTTAATGCTATAAATTTTGCACCCAAAGTATTAGCACCAGCAGTAGTTCCATCTGATTCAGTTGAAGAGATATAAAAAGCGCTTGCATTAGCACCGCCCTTTATTGGGAGTACAATTCCTTCATTAGCTTTCAAAATAGCTAAAATTGTACCATTATCTCCAGCTTCAACGGTTAAATAATCTGTTGTGTTTGCTGTTGTTCCCTTCGTAGCGCTGGAAGAAGACTGCTGATAACCCGTATTTTCAATATAAAGAACATCGCAACTTGCTAAAGCGGGCATAGCAAGTCCAGCAGTATTTGCTGGAGCGCTTAAATAATAAGCACTTCCGCTTGCAAAGCCATTAGTTGAATTGGTCATTGTACCAAAATTCGTCACAAGAGAAATGTCTTGACTGCTACACCCCAAAGTTTCTTGAACGTGGGTAGCAATTACCTCAGTAGTTCTTGTTGTGTTATCCGTTAATACATCAACATCCTCTCCAGCATATCCATAATGCTCTGTTACTTCCTCTATTGGAGTAACGCTGATTGAATATCTTACTTTATCTGCCATTTTATTTCCTTTTTCTTTTAATTAGATGAGGGGGCAGTCGCCCGCCCCCTCAATCATACTGCTTAGGTTAGCTTTAAAACAGCGTGTGTTTGCTCTTGCCTGACTTCAGGGCCAAGCTCTACAAGCCATTCATCGGTCTGACCATCAGAACCGTCTTTAACAATATCTTTCCGCAACTGGAATCCAGATTCAGAAAGTACACGAACGTCAAAGTTCGATTCATCAATGGCAACTGCATAATCGTCATACCCACCTTTAAGTAAAGGATGAGGCACAAAGTTTAGCTTACCAACTGGGCCAACATACTCAAGCACACGCAGACCCGCTTTGGTCTCTGCGCCCTGTGCTGAGTTTAATGTAGTTGAACCATCGGCACGCACCATCTTTGCCAGCTTACGCAACCATTTATTTGATGCATACACCGTCTTCTCCATGCTTCCGTCAACAGTGTCTTGGAAGATGTTTTCAACAAGTGCATCAAAATCATTCAAACTACCATTGGAATCTGCCAACTGCATATCTGTGTTGTCATATCCATTGTTAGATTGAATAACACCCGCATTTCCGCCAATACCTAAGCCCTGAAACGCACGTTTCGGGTTAGCAGAAGAGGAATCGAGGCTTTTTGCGCCGTTAAACATCATTGCATACTCTACATTGACCTTAATTTGTGCCAATTTACGAGCCTGCAACCGAGCCAACTCTGGCCCGCCGTACTGTTGAGATACACGAGCAGTACGAGTGATTTCGTAAGGCTCACGGAAAATCTGTGTGCAGTTCGAAAGCCTGCGCACTTTTTTCTGTGATGCTTTACCAACACCCGCACCCTCAGCGATACCTTCAATGCCACGAACGGCAAAGGTTTCACCGTCAGTTAGTGATGCACCATCTGTCCCAGCCTCGTAAGATGCCTTACTGCTGGAACTACCAACACCAGAAGCTGTACCCACGAATGTGATGGTGGTCGCTTGACCAGCCGTAATCATATCCGTAGCATCGGCTACTGTGTCGAATGTCCATGTGCCAGAACTATATGTTCCGCCTACAAACTGAACGTGTTTATCTGAGGGAGAACTCAGGTTGACATTTTTTCCCACTGCAATACACATGAAATGCGTATTTGCACCAGAACCGCCAGAACCCTGTGCGGATGAACCTGAGATTGTGTAAACACCACCGACTTCAAACATTTCCATTTGAGCTTGTCGGGGGAGTTTGATTATTGATTGATGACCGTCTGCACCGCCAGTAGCACTATCTACCACCTCATCATTTGCTGTCATTTCGCCAGCAGTTAGACTGATAGAGCGCTTAACGAAATATTCGTCTTCCATCCACTCAAAAATCGGAACAGGTGTTCCATGAGAGGACATACGCCCAGAAACAGTCAGGATAGGGGTAACACTTGGGTTGAAATAATGAATCTCTGGCCCAAGTTCAAGCACTTGCCGTTGCGTACCGTCTGAGAACTGTGTTGAAGTTCCGCTACCATATTTGAACGCCATTAGGTTTTCCTTCCTATGTTCTTACCCGACGGCGCTACTGCCAAAAATGCAACTGCTTATCGCAACTGCAAATACAATCTTATTTTACCGTCGAGTTACCTTGAATTAGCCATAATGCCAGTCCACCATTCTTCTTCTTGCTTGTTCTGAGCGCTCTGAACAGGGGCGGATTTACCGTCCACTGCACCCGCATTGGGTACTTTTGCCATTGCTTTCTTCACATTGCCTTCAGAAGTCTCATTATCGGACTCCGCATCTTTGGCTTCTGTCTTTGTCTGAGCCTGTGGGTCGAGTCTTTTCCATACCTCAACCATATTCTGTGGAGTGACGTTCTTCGGGTCATTCATAAAACCGTAAAATTGCTTGATTTCATCTTCGCTCATACCAATAGCTTTCAATGCATTCACCTCAGAGCGTTGCGCTTCAAGTTGCCTATCTTCCGCACGCCGTTGGTCTACATATGATATGGCACGCTTTGCGCCTTGCTCCATCAGCCAATCGTCATGTTTCCGTCGCCATTCCGCCGATGAACTGCCATCGATACTCTCTTCATATATGTCGTAATCTTCAGGCTTCGCTGGTGGCCCTTCCGTCTGAGCATCTTGGCGCTGGACTTCACCTTGCATCATCTTCACCATTTCTGGATTCTGTTTCAGCCATGTATCCAATTCAGCCAATTTTTCATATCGCTCATTCCGTTCTCGGAGTTCACCTTCAGCCTTGTCTTTCATACTCTGCATATTCCGATATGCCTCTGCAAGCTTGTGTTTGCCGTCCTTATCGTCTTTAAACTTGCTTTCGATGAGCCAAGCTGGCTCTTTATCCGTTTCTGTCGTTTCCACTTCATCTGTTTCCACAGACGTTTTAGCTTCCGCTTTCACATCGGGTTCGGGTTGGCTGGCTTCTGCCGTCAGTTCTTCTGCGTCAGGAGCTTCCGATTCAGGTGGGCTTGTCTCTGCATTAAATGTATTCAATGCATCCATCAAGTTGTCACCACCAATGTCTTGGGTCTGCTGTTCTGTCGTTTTACCCATACGATGCTCGCTTCCTTTCTAAGTTACCCCACACCCATAATTCCCTCGTTTAGAGGAGAGGGGGCTTTGGTTTCTGAGTTAATCGTTTCGTCCGAGATAAACTCCAAATCCCTTGCGGTCTCTTGGGTCATCTCTTTTTGTTTGTCCTGTTCCGCCTTTGCGGTGGCTCGCAAGTTGCTCACAGCCTGAGCCACAGGTTTTGTGGCATTTGCGACTTCCGCACGCATATTGGCGTGGAACAATTCTCTTTCTCTCGTCTGAATATCTCCAGATAATGCTTTATTCTGCTCTTTTAACTGTTGATTTTCAGACATTAAATTTGATATTTCGCCCATGCGCTGAATCAATGCAGTCTTATCCACATCGCCCTCCATATTCATTATCACTTGGGTTTTATCATAAATACCTGCCTGCATCAAATTGATGTCTCTGGCTAAATTCGCACTTGGGCTTTTCGCACGTGTACTGCCAACAACCACTCGAATATCCACTTCAGCCGTTGCCACATCATAAATTCGCTCAACCGCATTCGTGTAGTCATTAATAACAGGTACGTTAATCGTTAATTCTTTTTCTATGCCCAATGGATTTACAATGCGCAATACTCGCTGTTTGTCATAAACATAAGGGGAGTATAATGCAACACACTTGCCAACCTCATTCAACATATCGTATACAGGCAATATCTTCCAATTTTGCTTACGGGCAGATGCCTCGTCAATAATTTGAGCTTCCCCCACCGTTCCAACAGCACCACGAGGGTCGCCCTGTTGAAATTTATATGCACCAAAAATCGTCTCAATGTCGATTTCATAACGCTGTTTTTCAGAATAGAGCTGGCTACTGATGGACGGCGGGGCGAATTCCTTAATTTTACCATTTGCCAACGCATTCGGGTTCGCACGTATCGTCGCATTCGGTATAAGCCATTTTTCTATTTCTTCTGGGTCGATTGCACCGTCCTCATATATCAACTTAAAGCTTGCCGTAGACGTGGCGTGGCTAATCAGCAACGCCTCTGTACGGTTTAGCATCCGCTGAGGACTTTTAGCATGGCGAACATCACCAGCGGGATAAGGTGTCCCATTATGCTCATTGCAGGCAGGTACAATCGGGAACCTGTCAATCGGTAGCACCTCATCGTAAATAACCTTATCACCAATCACAAACACTTCACGCACTTGACGTATATAAGTCAACTGCTCTTCAATTTGGCCGTTTTCAAGATAAGCCTTATACCGAGGCTCTTTTATCATCTTTTTATATTGTTCTCGGTCGAATGTTTCATACTTACCCGTCAATAAATCCGTCAAAATCACGTGAGGTACATTCACATAGCACCACCGCACAAATTTTCGCACCTTTGGCTGACCATCTGAGGTCACATCATTCCGACGAATAATCTTATCTCGGTTGTATCCATCTGCACCAATCTCATTCTTATATTCATCCTCACGTGCATCTTCAATAATATCAGCATATTCAGGGAAGTGAGATTTCAAACTTTCTTTCGTATGCAAATCAGAAAGTATAATGCTCGACGCATCTCTAAAAAATGGGTCGGTTGAGTTCGGGTCTACAAATACGCTTTCGGGCGAAACACGTTTAATACGAATACCGCCTGCACCATTCTCAGCCTGCCAATCGGGATATACATAGAGATAACCCACACCTTTTACGATATAATCTCTGCATACATTCCGAAAATGCCTATCCCCGTTAGAATCGTACCACACTTTGTCTAAAAGCGCATTGTATACGTAGGCGACTTCGCTATCCGTTTTACCGATGGCATGAACATCCCATTCTGGGGATGCGCCAGATATATTCGCCAATACTTGCTCCACAGCAGGTCGAATTTTATTATTTGCCTCTGGGGGTTGACCTACGCTTAATAAATAGTCTTTTTGAGAGGGGGTAAGCTGAACGCCGAGGTAAAATTCCTCATCTTCAGCCATTTGACTGCGAAAATCCGTAGCATTGCTCTGAAATAGCGTATATTCATCTCGTACGTCATGCGCAGAAATGTCAGAAAGGTCTATTTTTTTTATCTTTATCATAGATATTCAGTGGATGTTACAAAATTGTGACGTTTTACCAAAATATTTTTTCCATGTTTATGCATAAATAAGTTGTCCTGTTTGCCAGTCCATACCCTTTGGTCGAGGTTGATAGGGGATAATTTCACCTTCATCATTGTATGTTACCTTTGGTGAATAGATGTCGTCCAAAGCCCATCGTAATGCATCCAGCGTATCCTTTTTAAATGAGCCGTGTTCTTTAAAGTTGAGTAATTCTTGTTCCAATTCGAAATGTTCTTCCCTCATAAACATAGCTTTCGACGCAAAATAGGGTTGAAGCTGTTTAATACGGTAAAACTTACTTTTAATCGCTTTTTTCGGCGAAATGTTCCAAAATCTTCCCATTTCTTTTGATTTTTTTATCACATATTCCGCCAACATCACGTGACCTGTCTCTTCAATCTTAATTTCTTTTGGTTTATAGGCTTCAGCCATTTCGAATATTTTATCTGCACCGTCCATCGGGGTCACCTGTCCACGAAAATAGTCGATAACATATATATTATTTTCCTTATCCACGCCTATCACCATAATTACCGTATAGTCGGCTTTTACATTTTCTGAAGATGCAGGGTCAACGCCTATA